AGGTATCCCACTAGGTAAAGTTAGTGTGTTTGCAGGTGAATCAGGTTCTGGTAAATCGTTTATATGTTCTGGAAACATTGTAAAAAATGCACAAGATAAAGGATGTCAGGTAGTATTATTTGACTCTGAAAATGCATTGGACGAACAATGGTTACAGGCATTAGATGTAGACACTAGTCCAGAAAAATTACTGAGAATTAGTGTATCAATGATTGATGACGTTGCCAAAGCAATATCTGAATTTATTAAAGACTATAAAGCAAATTATGGCGATCTAGAATATGATGAAATGCCAAAACTTGTTTTTGTTGTAGATAGTTTAGGTATGCTTCTAACTCCAACTGACGTTGATCAATTCAACAAAGGTGATATGAAAGGTGATATGGGTCGTAAACCTAAGGCACTAGCCTCCTTGGTTAGAAATACGGTAAACCAAATTGCACCTTTCCCTATCGCTTTAGTGGCTACTAACCACACTTACGCAAGTCAGGACATGTTCGATCCTGATGATAAAATAAGTGGCGGTCAAGGATTTATCTACGCAAGTAGCATAGTAGTAGCAATCAAAAAACTAAAACTTAAAGAAGATGCAGATGGTAACAAAACATCTTCTGTGCAAGGTATAAGAGCCGCATGTAAAGTTATGAAGTCAAGATACAGCAAACCTTTTGAAGGTGTGCAGATCAAGATTCCATATGAAAGCGGAATGGATCCATATAGTGGTATGTTAGAGATGTTAGAATCCAAAGGCATTGTGGAAAAAGTCGGAAATAAATTATCTTACATATCTCCTGTAACTGGTGAAGAAATAAAAGAGTTCAGAAAAGCATGGACTAATGAAAAACTTCAGATAGTTATTGATGAATGGGGGCAAAATCCTGTAGCACAAGAAGATGTGCCTGAGGACATAGACCCTGACGTTTTAGAACCAGAAATGGAGGATTACACAGATGAATCCTGAAGTAGCACTTATGTATGAGGTATGGGATAATATTAAAAGTACTATACCTCAAAAAGAACGTCTTCAAGTTGCAGAGTCAATGGTGAGAACTTTTGATGAGCATGTTGATATTTCAGAAGTCGAAAACAATCTAAACGAGTTCGATACAATTATGAAAACTGCTATCGTTAGTCATTTTGATATCGGCCTGGAAGAAGAAGATGAAGACGAGGATTGGGAATATTAGTGGCAACCTATTATAATAAAATTGTTGACGATCTAGGAAACATTGTAGATGCAATAGCATTCTATGAAGGCGAACTGGAAGATGCAAGATGGGAAGTCAGGATCAAAGGGAGTTTGGAGAAAGCCTCCTCCTCCCTTCCCGGTCTCACTGAGTTTCGCTTCAATCAACTACAAGAGATTGAAGCAATTCTCGAACATTTAAATATAGAACTTCGCAGAGAACGTTCTAAAACATTCCGTAAGTATTTGGAAAACTATAATAGAACTTTGAGCAGTAGAGATGCAGATAAGTTTGTAGATGGCGAAGAAGGTGTTATAAATTTAACACACTTGGTAAACCAATTTAGTTTATTAAGAAACAAATACTTGGGAATTATGAAAGGACTAGATGCCAAGCAATGGCAAATAGGACACATTACCAGACTCAGAACTGCTGGTATGGAAGACATTGTTATAGATTAATAATGAGACCTTTAGTAGTAAAAAATGCTCTATCAGAAGAAACTTTAGCATTTATAAATTCTATAGATGAAAAATGGCAAAAAGGTGGGTTTATGAGAAATGAACAAACTCACACCTATAGGAATGTTTTAAGTAAAGATAGAAGGTGCTGGGCAATTAATTTAAATGGTTATAAAAAATTATTAAATGAATTTGAAAGTTTAATTAAAACATATAATAATACAAATCAAGAAATAAAATTAACTAATGGAAACATTGATTGCCATCTTTTAGAATACAGAGATGAGGATGTTGGTACATTAGCAGAGCATCAAGATGTATATTATATAGATTCAGATGTTAGAAAATTGAGCATGACAGTTCAGTTAAATGATAATTTTGAAGGCGGCGAATTTTATATTAATGGTGATAATGTTGAATTAGGTAAAAATGATGCAGTAATTTTTCCAAGTTTTTTACCACATGGAGTTAAACCTGTATTGAAAGGAAACAGAAGAGTAGTTTTAGTTTGGGCATTCGGCCCGCATTGGCAATAATGAAACTTGATTTACATGGTATAAGACATCAAGAAGTAGATATCAAAGTTGAAAATTTTATTTATTTGAATCAGGACCAATTACCATTAACAATAATATGTGGAAATAGTCAGAGAATGATAGACTTAGTAAATGAAGTAATTGATAGAATAGGCTGTAAAACAGTCATTATGGATTTATACGGTGTGATAGTAATTAGAGAGATATGAAATATAAATTAGATAAGTTGATAAGACAATTTAGAATGTGGAGAATTGCTATGGGAGTTAAGTTTTTATTGTGGAATTCTGAAAGAAGGCTTAAAAAAGTAGCAAAAAAGCAAGAAAAATTAAAAATAAATCAAAAAAGGCTTGACATATCACAGTAATTTGCTATACTATATGCATAGTTTAAATTAATCCGTGGGAGGAAATATGCAAAACTTTGTAAAAATTAAATCAGGAACTTATCGTAGTTCCCCATTAAAGGATATGATCTTTCCTTTAATTAAACCAACTAGTTATGGAAAACGTGGTGCATTTGTAACTGTAGATGCAAGTGCTGTTATGAACCCAGACTTTAAAAAAATAAGAGTTTTAATTGATAGCCCTACTGATGTAGAGCCATCATCCAAAGACGAATATGAAAGGTTAATGGGTGTTGGTAAAAAAGAAACTAAAAAACCTGAAACAACGCAACAGGCAATGGACAGAATTAAAGGTCGTTTTGAAATATTAGACAAAATGACTGATGCAGTTGCTAATGGTGTAGTTAGAGGACTTATAGTAAGTGGTCCTCCTGGAGTAGGTAAAAGTTTTGGTGTAGAAAAAATTCTAGAAGAATATGATGCAATGGCTAAACTTGGTGGAGTAACTAAAACAGAAATTGTTAAAGGGTCTATGACACCAATAGGATTATATCAAACACTTTATAATAATTCCAATAAAGGTGATATATTAGTATTTGATGACTGCGATAGTATTTTGTTTGATGAAGTTTGTCTAAACATGCTTAAAGCAGTTTTAGATAGTGGTAAGAAAAGAACTATTAGTTGGAAGGCAGAATCACAAGCACTTCGTAGAGAAGGTATACCTGATAGGTTTGAGTTTGCTGGTGGTGTTATTTTTATTACTAATGTTAATTTTGAGAATGTTAGAAGTAAAAAAATACAAGATCATTTAGCCGCTCTTATGTCAAGATGCCATTACATTGATCTTGGAATGGATTCTATAGAAGACAAGTTTTTAAGAATTAATCAAATCGTTAGAGATGGTATGCTTAAAGAATACGGATTCAGCAAAGAGTTCGAAAAAGAAATCATAAACTTTATGATTAAACATAGTGCTAGACTTAGGGAGGTTAGTTTAAGAATGGTTCTTAAAATTGCTGACTTGGCACAAATGGATTTTGACAACTGGAAAGAAATTTCAGAGTCAACTTGCATGAGAAGGATTAATATATACGAATCCTAATCATCACTGTAAATATATTTTTACAGTCCCCCTAGTGTTCGGAACCCTCCCACTTCGAACACTTAGAATCCCCAAAGCAATTTGGGGATTCATCTTTTTTAAGAAAACACTTGACTTTAAGTTTTTTCAGTATATAATTAAATTTACTGACATATTATGGAGAATAAATGAATAAATTCGATAAAAACTTTCACTTAAACTTCTTACCTTTATATGCTGTATTTGTTTTCATGCTGTTTATGTTATGGGCAAATGAAGTAAAAGGTGATGAAATAGAAGAAATTGTTGTGACAGCACAACAAGAAAAAACAATTAAAGCAAACCCAATTACTAGCAGTAGTTTGATGAGTGCTATTATGCCAGTCTTTACCTGGAATGCAGGTGGCTATGGTGGCTTTGTAGGATACAATGAGCGAGGTGCTCAAACATCACATACATCAGTTTATGTGAATGGTATTCCAGCAAACGATCCAGGTGCAAGTTGGTATGACTTTGGACATGACTTTGCTAGTGGTCAAACAGTAAAAGTTATATCTGGTGCTAACGGTGTTTTATACGGCTCAGGTAGTATGGCTGGAACCGTGCTAATACAAGACACTATAGAACGTGGACTAACACTTAGAGCAGAAGATGAAGTAAACTATTTTAGAATTGCTCCTGTTGATCAGTTAGAGTTTAGTATGGTTAAAGATAGCATGGGTAGTGTTCGTAATGACAATGACGAAGAAGACAATTACGAAAACAAAACAGCAAGGTTTAATATAGATGCAGGTGACTTTACTATAGTAGGTAAGTTTACTGAATACGAATACGACTATGATAATTGTTTTAATTATGATTTTGGGCAAAGCAATGACTGTTTACAAGACGGTCAAAGATATAATGTTGCTATTAGAAATGATTACATCACAATAGGCAGAAACTATAATACAGCAGAATACTTTACTGAATTAGAACCTACATACACAAATGAAAGTTATAGAGATTATTTTAGAATTGGTAATCAAGTAGAACTTAGTAATAGTTTGAATGTTGCATTTGGTATAGATGTAGAAAAACAATATTATAACACCAGCAGTTGGCAAAATGTTGAAGGCACAGAACTTGTAGAACGTTATAATACAATACCAGGTTCCTATACAGATGACAATTTAAGTTATAATGATGGTACTTTGTTGCCTTTATGGGACGGCACCACAAGACCAGATTTAAATAATCCTATTGAAGTACTTGATGGAAACGGTATTTACACCTTAACACAAACTGATCTAAAGTACTCAGATGAGAATGGTGGTATATATTTTCAAGCCAATGCTAACTTTATTTTAAATTATAACTTTGGTATTAGATTAGGCAATGATGATCAGAATGCTCTTAGACTGGGTATAGAAAAAGGAGACTTCTTTTTTAACATTGGTAACAGTTTTAGAAAAGCAAACTTATATGAAAAGTTTGGTGATGGAGTTGTACAAGGCAATGAGGAACTAGAGCCTGAAAAAGGTGTAGGTGTTGAATTAGGATATGGTGTATTAAGTGTATTCATGTATGATTTTGAAGAAGCAATAGAATATGTTCCAGGATATTATACAGATGTTATTACAGCAACATTGGAACTTAATGATGATTTATCTGTAAATAAAGACGGCACATATGGTGGTTGTGTATTAGATCCTAATTATACAGCATCAGATGGTATGCCATTAGGGTGTGTTTATACATTAGTAGAAGACAATAATCCAGTTTATACTATGCCTACCTATGCTAACACAGGAGAATACACCACAGCAGGTATGAGATATGCAAATAACTTTGGTCCTCTTTTTGTAATGTTAAAATATACAGATACAGATCAAACCAGAGTACCTAAATTTGCTGGTGTATTACA